CTTTAACTAGAGTTTAGGATCAAAAAGAAAAGATCCTTGATGGGTGTTGGTCCATCTAAAATATCGACAATCCCATACGCAGTTACCTTCCCATCGCTTGGGACGTAACCACAGCATGGGTGGTTTGTCAATTGAGGGAACTGGCTTCATATTAAAAGAATATTTAACATAATAATCAGTCCAATGCTCATGAAAAATTAACCATGGCATCTTAAGTTCCTTCACATCGTTCAGACTATCCAGATAATCTTCAGTGCGTTTTTGCTGTTCTAAAGTTATCCCGAATTTCTTCTCCATAAGAAGACGGGTACGCATCTTAATTGGTTCACAAGCACCTGCTGAACGGACAAATTCCTCCATCTCTGTCTTATGTTCTAAGTGGTATTTATCATATATCCTAAAATCTGGACGATATCCTACGGTCATCCTCAATCCATATAAGGCCAATGATCGTAATATTGGACATCCAGGATATTGAAAAAGAAAAGACAAAGACTTAGCTTTCAATAACTGAAGGTGCTTGCTACGCTTCGAGAAAGAATAACGTCGAGGGAGATACGCAAACCCAACTAATTTGCTGAGTGGTTCGACTATTATGTGTTGATCTTCTTGATCGAATATCAATCCACAAAATGAAGCCTCACTCAAATTATCATAAACCTCGAGTTTAATGGTAAAACCTATCTCTTTGAAAAGTCCTATAGTAGGTGGTACGCCGTCAAAAACGAATAGGCCATCATCACCTTCTACTACACCATTAACATTCCTTGCTCCTGATACCTTACAAGCGTAAAGCATCAGCATGAGATTGGAAAATCCATTCCCCAGAGATGTGCACATCTCTCCAGACATTCTACATCCACGTATCTTAAACAAAAAATTTTTAAAGTCTATATGATTAACTCCAGCGAGTACATCATCAAGATATGAGTAGAATTGCTTGTGACCAGGAATATTCTGGGTCATATACTTATAAAGCTTAAATTCACAAGCGTGCATCACTTCACTAACGAAGTGACTCTCAAAAGAAGAATAATCCGTAGCGATATACTTCTTATCTGTCTGATAGAGCATCTCAGTAATATACTTTGCTCTGTCCTTGACAGGGATTTTCTTAACAAACTCTGGTCGTTTGAAAAGCTCCTTCTCGATAACTTTGAACCATGGGCCGGAAAGACACTTGAACATGTCTTTTCTTGCATAAATGCCTCGAGCGTGTTTATACTCGACATAATGCTCATCTTTCATAAATCCACCGACTACAAAATCTTTGCTCTTCGGTTTACCGCCTCTTTGTTGGTAAATCTTGAGCAACTGATCTTTTCGCCACTGTGGTTGATCGATAGCATTCAGCCAGGTTTCAAAGCTAACGTCAGTATCAGTTGATAATGGAACGAGATTTCGTTTTAACCATTTGTCAACAAATCGACCGAGCTTTCTTAGATGTTTCCGACTAAGAGCTGGTGTCTTAGTGGCCATCCGTTTTTTAACCCCTCCTATCATAGTATGAGTGCATTCGGGGTCTGGATGCGGTAACGCGACCCCTTCCACATGACAGCCAGCACTCACTCCAACAATTGGTCTTTTAGTAAGATCATATGGAGTGTGTATTGCAATTACATGCGGTTTGTACTCATCAGGAAGTTGTGGTAAATCAACTTCCCCTATGCGGTATCCATAAAGATACCTTCTCATGCCCTCGGAGGGGGCATCTAAAAACCCCAGGTACTCGCCTTCTTGAGGCGATCCCTGTAGATGACTCGGGCCAAATTAAGTGTATCCCGAGCTACATCCAAATCTAAGCAAAAATCATAACGATCTAAATTGATCGTACTATTCGTTTTTGCCACCATGGACATTTTCAAAATTACGTCAGCTTCAATTGATTCAAAAGAAACATTTGGAGCCAACATCTGAGAAAGTAATTCCATAGATACAGTCCTATTTTCAACTGTATGATTAAGGCCGTCGTCTGCATTTAAGATGACGACTGCCAATTTGGGGTCTTTGTGCTTCATATCTCCTCTAGAGGCATAGTCCGTTCTCATATCTGGACCATCTTTCAAGGGGATATATCTACTGATGGTGACTCTAGATGCAGAGCCAGGTAAATGGAGTCCGTAAACAAAGTAATGAAATGAGATGACCGATATCAAACTCAAATTCCTCCAGATAATCGAATCCCAAAAATAACATGCTAAGCACATCATAATCAGCAATTCCATCAAGCACAGAAAATGGCTGGTTTTGCCATATATATAAGTCTTATTTAAGAACTTACAAAATCGAAGGTCAATCGCATCTTCGATTTCTTTCTTATCTCGCTCTTGTTGAGCTTTGAGTAAGAGTTTTTCAGCGGCTTTATCTTCTGCGATCTTCTGTCTGTCTAACATCGCCTTCTCTTTTTCGACATCGAATTTCGCCTTTTCCTTATCTAAGGCATCATCAGCTGAACGCGATATCATTTTACGGTTGCGTTGTCCTCGCTGGTTTTTCTTACCGCTCTGTCGGCCAGCATGCTTCTTAGGCTGGACTTTATTAGAAGAAGGCTTTGGGTTAGAAATCACGCTATTCCCTTCCTTTGTGAACCGAATGTTCTTAAAAGAATTAGGCTTCTTCTTCTCCTGAGGATGAATCATACGAGCGGTCTTGCTGACATCCATCATGTCGTTCAAGACCACATTAGTTTTCCAGCTTTCATCCTGTTCATCTTCTGGATCAAAGAAATTAATGGCATCCCGATCGAGACTGTCATCTTGAAAGTCTCCACCTGGACGCCTTTTCTTCTTTCCGAAAATAAGTTCGCCTGATTGCTGGCGAGCTCTTTTAACACCGAGTATTTTGTTCCATGGAGCAATCATTTGCTCAAATAGAGTCTTATCGACTGAAGCTGTTTCTATCTGCGCGTTGCCTGATAGAGCAGCAAAAAGATGTCCCTCCGTCTGCGCGTTGCCTGACGTGAAACAATTATTTTTTGTCTCCCTAGTGTTAACTATCTCGTCGCGGGGATTTTGCCTACAAGATAGGGCCTGTTCGGAGATCGAACCGTTTCTTCCCAGGCTGTCAGTCCTCAAGGTGCTTTTTAGCACGGGTTTACTTTGGTAAGTATCGCCAAACAGCAACATACAGAATTGATCCGACATGTTACTTTCGATAAAGAAGGTTGGC